TGAACGATGGTAGTTATGATCAGCGGCAGATTCTGTATCAGAGACACGAGAAGGCGGATACCCGCGTCGATGAGTTGAGGTATCGCACCGAGGATGCCGTTGATGATGCCGTCGATAATCTGCGGAATCGCCTCTACGATGGCCGCGATGATTTCCGGCAGCGCCGCCACGAGCGAGGTCAGCAGCTGTATCCCGGCGTCTATGATCATCGGGATAGCGCCTATCAGAAAATCGATGATTCCCTTGATAACGGCGGGCAGCGCCTCGATCAAAACGGGGATGGCGTCGAGGATTCCCTGGGCGAGGCCGATAATGAGCTGCAGAGCCGCGTCCAGTATCAGGGGCAGATTGTCGATAAGGGTCGTCACAATCTGCATAATGACCGACACGATGGTCGGAATCAGGGTGGGAAGCGCGTCGGCTATCCCGGTGGCGATGGTCACGATGACCTGTATCGCGGTCTCGAGGATGAGAGGCAGATTGTCGAGTATCGCGTTCACGAGCGTAATTACAAGTTCGAGAGCGCCTTTCGCTATCTGGGGCAGCGCGTTGATGAGGCTCTCGAGGAAAGTCACGATAATCCTGCCCGCCGCGTCGATGATTTGAGGCAGATTGTCCACCACGCCGCGAACGAGAGCGTCTATAATGCCGGGCGCTATCTCCGCGATTGCACCGATAAGGGACATAAGAATGTCCACGATTTTCGGGAAGATCTCCGCAATCGTACCGACCATCTGCTGTGCGCCGTGCTGTATTTTGTTTTTAGCGTCCTCGCCTCCGACGAGCAGTTCCGACAGCCCCGTCATTATTTCCGTAAAAGCGGGAAGGAGATTTCCCATGATGTTGTTTTTTACGCCGGAGAAGGTGCGTTTGAGCGTATCGAGAGAATCGTTGAAATCGGCGGAGGCTTTGACCGCTTCGTCGCTCATGACGAAACCGAGGTCGTGAGCCGCCTGTTTCAGCGCCTCCGTGGATTCGGCTGTCTCGTTGAAAAGAGGCGTGAGGTTCTGACCGCTCTTTCCGAACAAATCGTTGGCAAGCGCGGCGCGGTCGGGCGAATCCGCCATGTTCTGCATCCCCGTAACGACCGCCGCGAAGATATCCTCGCGCGACATGGAGTTGAGATCCTCCATAGAAATGCCGAGACGGGCGAACCTCTCGGCCGCCTTGTCGCTTCCGTTTTTCGCGTCGTCAATCTGGTTGGTCAGCGTTTTTAAGCCGGTCGTCATGGAGGTGATTTCCACGCCGGACTGACCAAGGACGTAGTCCCATTCCTGATACGCCTCGGCGGACATACCGAGTTTCTGCGAAGTCTTGTCGATTTCGTCACCCGCGTTCGCGGTAACGGTCGCCATATCGAAGAGTTTTTTCCCGGTGGCGACGGCTGCCGCGCCGACAGCGGCGACGGCTGTAGCCATTGCCGCACCGACGCTTTTCAGGACTTCGCCGACTTTTTTGAATTTCTCTCCGGCGCTCGACGTCTCGTCGCCGGTCTTTTTGACCTCTTTGCCGAACTGGTCGGCTTCCTTTTCCGCGCTGTCAAAGCCGTTTGCCGCTTTGTCGAGGGCATCGTTGTTCTGCTTGAGTTCGCGCTCCATCCCGTTGAGGGTGGATTCGGCGTTATTCAGCTGTATCTGCCATGCCTGAGTTCGTCTGTCGTTTTCGCCGAAAGAGGAGGAGGCATTGTCGAGGGCGGAACGGAGAGTCTCGATCTTCTGCTTCTGCGCTTCGATGTTCTTGTTGAGGACTTCGTTTCTGGCGGTGAGTGCGGCGACCGATTTGTCCTGGGAGCCGAACTGCGAATCTACCAGTTTCATTTCGCTTCCGAGGACTTTCATCTGCGAATTGATATCGGAAAGCGCTTTTTTGAATTCCTTTTCGCCTTCGACGCCGATCCGCAGACCGAAATTGTCAGCCATTGTGCTTCACCTCCTTGTAAAGGGTTAAAGAGGGACACCCGCCGAAGCGGACGGGTGTCCTCGAAAACGGTTAAAGGCCGAACGGGATGACTTCGTCGATGAAATGCTCCCGCTTCGGCTTCGATAATCCGTGGTATTGTTTATAAACCTCCCACTGGTCGAGAAGATGACCGAGAGGCATCAGCCACACCTCGCGCTCGGAACGGCCGAGAAGCGTGGTGCCGTAAAAGATCAAACGGGCGAAAAGCTCCTCGTCGGATACGCTTTCCGACCCGTTTACGCGTTTTTTGCGTCTTCGCTCAAGACTTCGCGCTTCGTGCCTTTCAGTAGCGCGGACATGATCGCTTCCTTGAAATCGGCAAGGTCGAGCGGAGTCGTGAGAAGTTCCAGCGTCTCCTGTTCCAGCAGATCCTGCTTGTCGTCCGGGTTCTGCAGATTGTGAACCAGGATGCTCTGATTCGCCAGAAGAACGATGAGCCAGAGCAGTTCGTCGAGGGCGAGTTCGAAATTCTCCGCCTGGGAGAGCTTCTCGCCCAGATTGCCGAGACCGCCGTACTTCTTTCCGATCTCTTTGGTAGCCTTCGTGGTCAGGAGCAGTTCGTACTCCCGGCCGCCGATAACGATTACGGAACTTCTGTCGTTTTCCATTACAGATTACCTCCCGACACGTAGGAAGGCTCGTAAACGGCGTCGAACCATCCGGCGACCGATGCGTCGGACGCGTCGGTCACGCCTTCCGTGACCTCCGCCTTCCAGGGGTGCTTGCCGAGTCCGTCGACCTTCTTGCGGCGCGTGACAGCGCCTTCGATGGAAGGAGTCGAGAACTCGATGCTGTCGCCTCTGGTTTTCAGCGAAGCGCCGGGAATTCCGAAAAGCACTCTGTAAAGCCAGAAGTAACGATAGTGTCCGTTCGCGGCTTTCGCTCTGAACCCGACCGCGACTGGTTCGGGTTCGTCTTCGCCCGCGGAAATGAGGACGCCGTTCGCGTCAAGCACGGCTCCCGTCAGATCCTGGGCGGCCTGAACGCCGATGTCGTTCACTCCGAGCGAAAGGGTGCCGGACTTGAACTCCTTGATGACCGTGTCGGTGCCGTCGTCGGCGTAGAGTGTCGATTCGAGCAGTTCGACGGAGATATCCGCGTTGATGGCTTTCGCGAGGCGGACGGGCGTTCCGTAGGTTTCGTTCCCGTTCTGGTCCTCGGTGATTTTGGCGTAGTAGAGTTTATCCAACCCGATAGTAGCCATAAGTGTTATTCCTCCTGTATTTCATAGTTTTTCGCCGTATCCACGGCGTAATGGTGATAACCGGTGGCGTCGTCGCGGCCGATGTATCTGCGTTCGGTTATCGTGATTTCCGCAGAAAGGACGGCTTTTTCGATCCGCTTCTTCAAAGAGAGGTAGTTGCCTTTGTCGAACAGAGATATCCGCACCTCTTCGACGTCCTGACCCGGAGCGTTGTCCGCGAACGCGTCGTAAACGTCGACGATCGGGGTAAGAACCGCGTAGCGGTCGGGAGCGGGTTCGGAAAAGACGCCCGTCTCCACGGGAACGTTCAGTCCGTCCAGGACCGCCGTCAGTTCGGAAAGCAGACTCATATCTTTTCCACCTCGCTCTCAAGTTTGTCGATCATCGCCTGGACACAGGCTTTTTTACTCTGGGACTTCGCCCGTTTCAGAAACGGTTTCGGAGCCTGACCGTGCCTGCCGTATTCGATGATATTGGCAAGCATCGCGTTGCTGACGCCGTCGGTCCTGTTTTCCGCGAAGCCCACTTTGACGTTGAAGTCGCCGTTGGCGTCCTGAAGAGCCTTCGACGTTCCGAGCGCCGCGATAAGCTGTCCCGTACTCCTGCTTTCTTCTTTCGTTCCGCTGCCGATTACGGATGAAAGATTGGAGCGGACCTTGTCTTCGACGATTTTCGCGCCCGCGTCAAGCACCTTCGGGATAATTTCGTCCGTCCGTTCGCCGAGCCGCGAGATCTTCATAAGAAAGTCATCCGGCATCTGTACCGTGCATTTTGCCATCCGGCTTCACCTCCCTGCAGAGAACCTCGATATACATCCCGCGGCCGTGAACGTCCTCGACCGAGGTAATCTCGAAACGGTGTGTTCCGCAGCGGATCACCAGACCGGTCGTTACCGGAACGCCGGGGATTACACGGAATCGGAAAAGGTCGGTGGCTTCCGAAAAGACGGCTCTGTTCGCCCATTTTTCGCTGCCGTGCCGGCCTTCGCGGTACGCCCGGACCGAGGCGAGAACGGCGTCGGTCTTCGTCGTGAAACCGTCCGCGTCGCGCTCGTGTCCGGGTTTGACGATATCGATGAACGAGTCCATTCGTCCGAGGCTCATATTTTCCACCGCCTGTCGAGCCGGAGAAGCAGATTGACGGTGTCCCACACCTGCCTTCCGGCCGCCGTGCTGTCGGCGAAAAAGCCGCCGGTGCTGCCGTCCCTGGACTCGTAGAAGTGGGAGGCAAGCATTATGACGGCCTGTTCCGTGGTAGGAGGAAGACGGTTCTCCGAATAGAAGCCTTCGTCGAGGTGCTGATAGCTCTCGGCGTAGGAAACGGCGGCGGTGATGTACGACCGCAGAAGATCGTCGTCGCCGTCGTGTTCCAGGATCAGGTTCTTTTTGACTTTTTCAAGCAGAGCGTCCATCACCGCGCCTCCTTTCTTAACCTTCGACCGGCGCTTTGAGAATAACCGTGATTTCGGTCTCTCTGTATCCGTCCGCGCCGAGAACGGCTGTCTTGGGCGTTACCGCGACTTCATCCGCCTTGATCCAGAGGACGAACTCGCCCGGCTGATCGAGACCGACGCCGGTCGCCTCGTTCACGTCCGCCTGTGTCGCTGCGTAGCCGTTGTAGGTCATCTTCGTCAGCGAGGAAAGGCCGGTGCCGACGCCGAGACCAATCCACTTGTGAACGCCCTGCTCGGGATTGCTGCTGTCGTACTCTTCCAAATCGTTCACGTCGGCGGTAACCGTGATGACCGTTCCGTCGATGGACGCGGTCGCTTTCGCGTTGTTTCTGCCGCCCGCGCCGCTCACGTTAGGAGCGATACGGGTCGTGAAAGTCCAGGCGTCGGGGGTCACGATTCCTGCGTTCTTGAGTTTTGCGAGCAGCGCGTTGAAGTCGTCGCGGAGCGCCGCGACGGTGTTCGCCTCGGACGTCCGCTGATTCTCGGCGGAAGAAGGAAGCCCGGTCACCCGGGCTCCTTCCTTGATTTCGAGTTCGCCGCCGATGACGGTCTTATCGCCGCCCTGTTCGGTGTAGTTCTTCGTGTTGTAGCTCATAAGGAGACCTCCTTACGCCTTCTGCTGAAGGATCTTGATAGCCTCCGGCAGAACGGTCTTGCCGTCCAGACGTCTGGAAGCGAGGAAGCCGACCTGACCGTTGCCCGCGTAGAGTTCGTTGAGGCGCTTGAAGGTGATGCCCTTACGGTCGCCGATCCAGTAGTAGGAAAGGTCGCCGAAAATGACGGTCTTCGCGCCCGCAGCGATTTCGGGAGCATAGGCGGAGGTGAAGTAGGGTCTGCCGAGGATCGTGCTGACTTCGCCGTCCTTGAGAGCGGGCTGAAGCAGATAGTTCCCGGTGGAATCCTTGAGCTTGCGGATCGCCTTGACGGTGGAGTCGTTCAGCACCCACACCGCGTTCTTTCGGTAAGGAGCCTTAAGGCTGTAGAAAAGGTCGATCAGCTCGTCGGCGGTGATGGCGGTGGGAGAAGCGGTGGTTACGCCGACTTCGCCGCCGCCCGTGGCGTTAAGGATGCCGGTAGGCTTCGAGGAGCCGTTGCCGGAAAGGAACGCCTCTTCCTCCTTGTCGCCGATACGGCGGGTGAATTCCGATCTGATATAGCCTTCGAGGTCGAAAGCGGAATCGGCGAGGAGTTCCTCGGACACCTTGATGATGGTGCCGACCTTGTGAGCATCGAGCTGCACCTGACCGAACTCTTCGTCGCTTTCGGTGTAGGCACCGCCCTCGTCGATCCACGCGGCGGAGCCGTGAGAGGCGACGACGGGAATCTTATGCAGACCGCCGGAAGTGGTGATGACCTTCGCGTGGGCGCGGATGACGGTATTCTCGTTCAGTCCGGTGACGAGAGTGTTCTCGAATTCGTCGGGTACGAGGTAGCCGCCCTCCGAATCGACGCCCTCCTGAAGGGTGTTTCTGAGTTCGGGGGTCATGCTGTCCTTATGGCGCGTAATGTTCCAGAACGCCTTTTTATAAGCGTCGGAGGCGCGTCCGGTCCTGGTGTCCTGCTTCTCGGGAGAAGCGGGCTTTTCCGTGATGGGAGTGCTGACGGGTTTGGAGAGCTGGGCGTCCATCTCCTCGAGACGCTCCATACGGGCGATCTCGTTGCCGAGAGAGGCGATTTCGTTCTCCATACGGGTGTAGGCGGCGTCATCCTCCGTGGAGAGGAAGCCTTCCTGGTTGCGGCTGGACTCCAGGAAAGCCCGGGCAGCCTTGAGTTTCTGGGCGCGTTTGCCGCGCAGTTCGTTGATAGTCATTTTGTTTTCCTCCATGTCAGTTTTTGAGAAGATTGAGGCGCTCCATCAGTTCGCTGACGGAACGGCCGTGTTCGGGCGTCGGCTTTTCCTCGGCCGATTCGGGTTTGTCCGCCTTTTCGGCGGTCTTTGCTTTGGCGGTGATCTTGTTCATAAGAGCGTTTTCGACCGCCTTCCCGGAAAACGCATACGCAGGCACGTCAGCGACCGTGTTTTCATCGGTCAGAATGTCGTCGGCGAAGCCGAGTTCGATGGCTTTCTTTGCGTTCATCCAGGTTTCGCTGTCCATCAGGTGGGACAGTTTGGCGCGTGACTGGTTCGTCTTGATCTCATAAGCGTTGATGATGCTTTCCTTGACCTCTTCGAGCATATCGATGGCTTTCTGCATATCCTCGTGGTCCCCGAAAGCTACCGTCATGGGATTATGAATCATCATGAGAGCCGTGGGTGCCATGAGAACCTGTGTCCCTGCCATCGCAATGACCGAAGCGGCAGAAGCAGCGATGCCGTCGATCTTGACGGTCACATTGCCGTGGTAGTCCATGAGCATGGAATAAATCTGGCTTGCCGCGACGCAGTCGCCGCCGGGAGAGTTGATCCACACGATGACGTCGCCCGTGCCGGAGAACAGTTCGTCACGGAACTGCTTCGGGGTGATGTCGTCGTCGAACCAGCTTTCTTCTGCAATCGTGCCGTAGAGTTCAAGAACTCGCGGCTCCGCCTGTTCGCCGTCCGCCTGATTTTTCCACTTCCAGAACTTTTTTGCCTTGGGGTTCATCAGAGTCTGTTTCCTCCTTTTCCGTAGATTTTGTATTTGCAAAAGCACCCGCATCGGCAAGCGGAAGCATATTGCCGTTGATAAGATAGAGGTCGCCGCCCATCTCCGCCGGTATGCGGTCGAGGTTCTCCAGTTCGCGGATGTCGTTGGCGGACATCCATCCGTTCTGGCGGGCGGTCGAATAGCCCTGCATACGGCTTGCGTAGTCGCCGCGCAGCAGACCGTCCACGTTGAACTTGAAGAACAGAACCGGCTTCTCGGCGTCCGAAAAGAGCGCCCTTTGAAGGGACTGCTCCCAGCGGTTCACCCAGGGGTCGAGCGTGTACTTGACGAACTCGAGCGACTGCTGCTCGATATTTGAAAACGAGGACTTTTCCAGATCTCCGACCATGTGCGGAGGCACACGGAATATCCTCGCGATTTCGTTGATCTGGAACTTCCGGGTCTCCAGGAACTGCGCCTGTTCGGGCGAGATGGAGATCGGCGTGTATTTCATGCCTTCCTCCAGTACCGCCACCTTGCCGGAATTGGACGAACCTCCGAACTGGCTCTGCCAGGCTTCGCGCACCCTCTGGGGGTCTTTGATCGTTCCTGGATGCTCCAGAACGCCGCTCGGAGCGGCACCGTTCGCGAAGAACTTGGCACCGTATTCCTCCGTCGCGATGGCAAGACCGATCGCGTTCTTCGCCATCGCAATGGGCGAGTAGCCGACCAGGCCGTCGAATCCGAGTCCGGGAATATGCAGAACGTCGTAAGGCGGCAGCTTGACCGTCGAGCCTTCCATCGTCGGCGCTTCCTCGTCGGAGCGCGTGTAGATGTACCACAGCCGTCCTTCCTCGTCACGGTCGACCGTCATTTTGTTGGGCATCAGCGGATACAAAGCGACGACCTCGCCTTTTCCGTTGCGGATGATCTGCGCGTAGGCGTTGCCCCAGAGCAGCAGATGCGTCATCAGCGTTTCGCGGAAAATAAACGAGGTCATTTCGGGGTTGGGTTCGTCGTGAAGGAGGCGGTAAAGCGGATGATCGACCGCTTTTTCCTTGCCTCCGCTGCCGGTATAGCGGTAAAGGTGGAGCGGCAGTCCGGCGATCGCCTCCGCCAGGATGCGGACGCAGGAGTAGACCGCCGTCATCTGCAGGGCGGTGCGCTCCGTTACGGGTTTGCCGGAGGTCGTTCCGCCCATAAAAAACGAGTAGGCGCTTCCGGCTGTTCTGTTTTTCGGTTTATCCCTGTTTCGGAACAGGGCGGAAAATATACTCATCGGTTTCCTCCTTAAGGGCATGAAAAAAGCACCTGCCGTTTCCGGTAGATGCTTTCGGTTTATTCGTTTCGCGGTTTATCGGTATTTGTAGAAAACCTCGTTCACGGCTTCAACGTAGACGTTGAAGGAGGGATGGTTTCTGTCGCCGCGCCTCAAATACATATTCTTTTTGTTAAGATAGGTGTCCCGGACTTCAATCCAGCAGTCGTTGTCCTTCAGCCATTCGACTCTGTCCGTCAGTCCTTTCGACTTCGGCGCTTCGTTCCAGTAGTATCTGTCGAACTGAACGATGCCGGTCTTTTCGTGAATCAGCCGGTACCACGCGCCGTCAGATCCGACGGTGATGATGCACAGATCGATGCTGAAAGGCGTACGGTTTCCTTTTTTGAACGAATACCTGTCCGTGGACAGCGCGGAAGTAGAGTCCTGGCAGTTGTCCCAGCCGACTCTTTTGAGAATTTCGTCAAACTTTTTCTGAACGTAGTTTTTGATGCCCCGGCAGTCGTTGATGCCGTATTCTCCGCTGTCCAGTATTTCAAGATTGAAATCAAGGTCGACCGGTTCGTCGGCGTTCTGCGTGATCAGGTTTTTCGCGCCGCTTCCGACAAGGTGCTGCCGGACTTCCATGACTCCTTCCTGATTGATTGCCTGAACGAGCTGATTGACGATATCCGAACAGCGGGATTTCATTGCGTTCAGAAAAACCTTATCGGTTATCCAATGATACATAAGCGTTTCTCCTTTTTCCCCAATCCCGACCATTTGACATCGCGGTCAAATCATTGTATTATACGCTTTTTCTTACGAAAGTCAAGATTTTTCGCAAAAAAATGTCCGAAATTAAAGAAATTAAAGAAAAAGAAGCCCTCTCGTATCATAAACGGAAGCGCTCGTATCGTTTCCGCAGCGGATCGCGCGGTCGAGCGCCATGATCGCCGCCACCGCTCCGTCTATCTTTTCGGTGGAGCGCTCCTTGTCCGGTTTGATGTTTCCGGCGGGATCGGTGCGGACAAAAATGTTGTCCATCATCCAGCGCAGGACGGGGTGTCCTCCGTGCGCTATCCTCTCTTCGAGAACGAGCTTCATCAGCTCTTTGGTCGGAGGCGACATATCTTTGAAGCCCTGTCCGAAAGGAACGACCGTGAAGCCGAGTTCCTCGAGGTTCTGCACCATCTGCACGGCTCCCCAGCGGTCGAAGGCGATCTCGCGTATATTGAACCGCTCTCCGAGCCGTTCGATGAACTTTTCGATGTATGCGTAATGAACGACGTTTCCTTCGGTAGTCAGCAGTTTGTCCTGCCGTTCCCAGATATCGTACGGAACGTGGTCGCGGCGGACCCGCAGTTCCACGTTCTCCTCGGGCATCCAGAAGTAAGGCAGAACGACGTACCGTTCATCCTCCGTCCTCGGAGGAAACACCAGGACGAAAGCGGTGATGTCGCTCGTGGAGGATAGGTCGAGTCCGCCGTAGCACACGCGGCCTTCCAGATCCTCCTCGTTTACGGCGAAGGCGCATTTATCCCACTTGTCCATCGGCATCCACCGGACAGCCTGTTTGACCCACTGGTTCAGGCGGAGCTGCCGGAACGAGTTTTCCTCCGCTGGGTTCTGTTTGGCGGACTCGCAGGCGGCGCGGACTTTTTCTATATCGACCGTAATGCCGAGAGAGGGGTTTGCTTTCTTCCAGACTTTCGGGTCCGTCCAGTCGTCGCTCTCGTCGGCACCGTATATGACGGGATAGAAAGTCGGGTCTATCTTCCTCCCTTCGAGGATGTCTTTCGCCTTTTGGTGTGTCTCGTAGCAGATACTATGAGTATCCGTTCCGGCGGTGGTAATCAGGAAGTATAGAGGCTGCGTCCGCGCGTCGCCCGATCCTTTTGTCATGACGTCGAAGAGTTTTCTGTTCGGCTGCGTGTGCAATTCGTCGGACACCACCCCGGAAATATTGAATCCGTGCTTGGAGTAGGCTTCGGCGGAAAGCACCTGATAGAAGGAGTTGGTGGGCGTATAAATGATGCGCTTGGTCGCGGACAGTATCTTCACGCGTTTGGAAAGCGCTGGACACATCCGAACCATATCGGCTGCCACCTCGAAAACGATGGAAGCCTGCTGTCGGTCGGACGCGCATCCGTAGACCTCGGCTCGTTCCTCACCGTCGCCACAGCAAAGAAGAAGAGCGACCGCCGCAGCGAGTTCGCTCTTTCCCATCTTTTTCGGTATCTCGATGTAGGCGGTGTTAAACTGCCGGTATCCGTTCGGCTTCAGAGTGCCGAACACGTCCCTGATGACCTGCTCCTGCCAGTCTATCAGTTCAAAGCGCTTTCCCGCCCAGGTGCCTTTGGTGTGGGAGAGGGCTTCGATAAAGGCGACCGCGTAATCGGCGGCTGCCTTGTCGTAGCGCGACCCTTTCGCCATGAACCGGGTCGGCGTATACTTTTTCAGTTTTCTGATAACGGTCACCTCCTCAAAATAAGCATAAAAAATACAGCCCTTCGGCTGTAGAGAGGAAAAGAGCCTTCCGGCTCAATTCCCGCTTTCGCTGCGTTTTCCGTCCTTAATCCGCGGCCTTGATTTTGAAAAGGATGTCGCCCTCGCAGCTCATGGTGAAGTCCAGAACTTCGGCGTCGTCGAAGCGGTCGGGGACGTCCTTGAGCGCTCCGTCGAAGTAAACCTTGTCAAGGCTTCCGTTCGCCAGGGTGACGCGGGCGTTTCTGCTGATCAGTTCGTAGAACTTTGAAAGTTTCATGTCCGCGCCTCCTTCAGCAAAGGGTGAGGTATCCGGCTCTGGAAACCTTGTAGGTGATTTTCCAACCCTTGCGGGCGGCGACTCTGATCAGGTCGTCCAGGGCGGTGCGGTAGTCCGCGCAGGCTTCGTCGTATCTCATCTTGCGGTAGGCGTTGTGGTCTCTGACCAGCATCGCGGCTTTGCTTTCTGCGTAGGTTCTTGTCATTGGGGTGTCCTCCGTTCCTTTTGTTGTACCCATATTACCTCTAAAAGAGAGATATATCCAGTCATTTCGCGATAATATAGTACACGATCTTTCGGGGGTTTCGGAGGGCTGAAATTGTGTATATTACAGCGGTTTCAGCGCTCCCCGTAGCAGCGGTGAATGGTGGCGATAATGCTGTCCTGCTCCTTCTTTTCGACCCCGATGCTCTCGAGCGCTTCGCGCGTTCCGCAGTCGGGGCAGATGAGGGTCTCGTTGTCCTCGCGGGACAGGGCGGGATGAGCCGTGAACGGCTGACCGCATTTCGGGCAGATTCTGGTCTTTTCGGTTTTCGCGTCTTTCATTTCCGTACCTCCTTGCAGCTGTATTCGTAGGCTTCTTTCAGGTAGGCGACGTCGAAACCGAAATCGCGGTAACCTTCGACGCATACCCGAACGTACTCGTTTGACGGAACGCCGACCGGGCGCTCCTCGTGCATGATGTAGACGAACACTTTTCTCTTGCGGACTTTGCCCGTTCGGATGCCCTTGATCGGCAGCTCCGTTTCCGCTTTGTAGTAGAAATCGGGAAAGCCCTCGTAGCGGTCGAGGCGGAGTTCGTCCTGCTCCGAAACCTCCCACACTCCGACGGGAACGGTCGAGCCTTTTTCCGGCTCGACGGTAAGGTACGAACCCGTCCGGCTTCCTTTGAACAACAGGCGGTAGTCTTTCAGTTCCGCCGTTCCGATGACCCGCGCCGTCGGGCATCTCCATTGCATTTGCCGAACGTTCAGGTTTGACCCGTAGGCGACGTAATAGCGTTTTTCCATAAAAAAATCTCCTTTCGCAATTGCCTTCTACCACCTTAAGACCGCCGGAGCGGTCGGTGGGGGGGTGCCGTGCGGCTTTCTTCAGATCACGGCGGGTCTGCCGTGGCGGAATGCCGCGTCCCCTTCGAGGCGTCTTGTGAGGAGATCCCTTGCGGTTTCAAACTCGTCGCCGATGAATCCGAGGCGGAGGAGCCAGGTTCTCATCGCGTACTTGGGGTTTTCGTTCTGCTGCGGCGTCGGGCTTGCCGTCCGTACCGCTTTCGCCATCTGTGAAAGGGCGAGGCAGATTTGAATGTAGCTCTTGAGCTGTCCGGCGTGGAGGCCGTTCTGTTTGCCGTTCGCTGGCGCGTCGAACTGGAAGAGCCTGAACTCGACCGTGCCTTTCGTGAAGGTCGCGTGGAGGTTGAGCATATGGTATCGGCTGTCGTTGTAGTGCATATCGCGTCCGTAGGTCGCGCCCTGGCTGCCGTACCAGATGTCCGCGAGTTTCGCCATCGTCTTCGGCTTCTTGCGGTTGAGCTGTTCAAGGAAGCGCGGGTCGACCGTTCTGCAGTATCGGCTGATTCTCGAGCGGTCGAGGTTGAGCGCGTCCGTCATGAGGCTTTCGTGGCTCGCCATGATGTTGGCAAGGTTCCGAAGCGTCTGCGGTGTGTGGCCGTTCGCGCCGATGTGGATGTGGACTCCGCAGCCCCTCGTCGCGTCGCTCTTCGCCCCGGCTCTGCGGAGCGTTCTCACGAGTCCCTGCAAGGTCTCCATATCCTCGTAGCGGAGGATCGGGGTGACCATCTCGCATTTCTGCTCGTCGGGTCCGTTGATGCTCACGTCCCTTTGGAACTTCCACTCTCTGCCGTCCGCGTCCCATGCGCTCCAGGTGTAGTATCCGTTCCGCCGTGCCGTATCTTCAAACCGTCCCGTTCCGAAAAACTCGGCGGCGGTCCTCGCTGCGTCGCGGCGCGTGATGTTGTTCATCTCGACCTCGACCCCGATGGTCTGTTTTTTCATCTCGGTAATGTTGTTCTTCGTGCGTTCGTTCATTGTGCTTTCCTCCGTTAATGGGGTGTTGTTTTCCTTTCGGTGTGACACATATTAACTCTAAAAAGCACATATATCCAGTCAATTCGCGACAATATAAAGCACGATCTTTCGCCCTTTTTCGGGGC